CCATGCCATTCTAGCTCAGCTGGTAGAGCAGGTCTTTTGTAAAGATCAGGTCGCAGGTTCAAGTCCTGTGAATGGCTTGTCCTCTTTATACTATGGACCCTGTAAAAATACTACTTCTAATATCTGATTTAGAAGGAAGTTATCATCATCTCAGAGTAAATGGTTTTGATGAGGACAAAGATACAATCAGAGAAATCTGTGATAGATACTACAAACTCTATTTCAAACTCTGTAAAGAACAAGGGAGAAAACCCTACTAATAATCCTCTATAGCTCAGTTGGTAGAGCAGGTGACTGTTAATCACCCTGTCCCTGGTTCGAGTCCAGGTGGAGGAGCCAGCAAGATTAACTCAGTGGTAGAGTGACTGCTTTACACGCAGTAGGTCACAGGTTCAAATCCTGTATCTTGCATGACCATAAGAGGTTAAATGCTTACAAATGATTACAGTCAGATGCAAAGAATGCAACACAGAACTAACAAGTTCTAGCAAAACACAGTTCTGTGGTTGCCCCAATCAAATGAGTATTGTTGACAATAAGGTTGGTGCAACTGACCTAGATAAAATTGTAATGATCACCAACAAAATTGAAGAGAAGATTGATAGTCATTTCTCTACTCAAGAACTTTTATATCAAGAGCAGAGAAGAAGGCGCAAAGTAAAAAGATTGGACTTTGAAGTCCGTTAGTGGAAGGTTGGCAGAGTGGCTTATTGCACCAGTCTTGAAAACTGGAGAGGGTAATACCTCCGTGGGTTCAAATCCCACACCTTCCTTGTTGTCCAATAGGATTGCATTATGTTATTATTAAAAGGGAAAGTAAAATCTGTACATGATACTGATAATCCTGAAGAGGTATTGATAGAATATCATGATAAAGTCACTGCTGGAAATGGTGAGAAAGAAGACTATCCAGCAGGTAAAGGTTCTTTGTGTTGTCAGATTTCATCTATTCTCTTTGAGAAGTTAAGTGATCTGGGAGTCAAGAATCATTATATTAGACAACTTGGTCCTAATAAAATGATTTGTAGAAAAGTAGATATCCTCCCACTTGAAGTTATCTGCAGAAATAGGGCAGCTGGTTCTATAGTAAAAACTACAACCATTCATGAAGGACAACCTATCATTCCTGCTATTGTTGAGTTCTTCTTGAAGGATGATGCTAAACATGATCCTCTTCTTACAAGAGACAGAGTTAGATTGATGGGTATTGATCCAAAACCACTTGAAGAACAGGCATCACTCATTAATGATTACCTTCTTAATATCTTTAATTTACTTGGATTTGATTTGATTGACTTCAAGATTGAGTTTGGTATTGATGCTCATGGTGACCTTTATCTTGCTGATGAGATCTCTCCAGACTCAATGAGACTATGGGGTAAAACTGATCAAGAAAGATATGACAAGGACTTGTTTAGGAATGATGAGGGTGATATAGTACCAGCATATAAAACAATTCTTGACAAACTTCAGTTGTTTGTTTAACTCTCATATATACATCAACTATGGATTTTTATTCTGTGGAATACTGGCAGAAGAATTGGGAAACTCTGGTTGAAAGAGTGGAGAATGGAGAGACGATAGGTGTAGAGAATGAGAACGGAGATAGAGCAGTAATGACACCAGCGGATGATGAACTCATACGCATATACACAGAACATAATGAGGGATCCTGAGGGACTGTCGCATATAGGTTAATGCCCACTGCTTATAACGGTGTGAACTGGGTTCAATTCCCAGCAGTCCTACTTGGGGGATTAGCAATCTGGTGAATGCAGCAAACTCATAATTTGCCTAAGGCGAGTTCGATCCTCGCATCCCCTATTGGACAGTTTAATCACTGTCCTCCTTGACCTTCTGGGTCAAACATCATAGAATAACAAGGTATTCAAACAAGGCAATGACTATCACTTCCAAGTTCAAAAAGGACATCAACACTTTACAGTGTGCTGTCAAAGGAGACTTCTTCTTGGATGTAAAGAACCCGAAACTTTACAAGAAAGTTCGTAAGTTTTATGAGAACAGTGGAGTAGTTTTTTCAGGTGATCCACTTGATGACTATGATATTCTTCTTGATTACCTTGCTTCTGATCTCAATACTGTGGCATGAAAATTCTTCTAGAACAATTCCCTTATCGTTATGTTGAGAGAGGCACCATTGAACTGAATGGTATGCCTGATTATAGGATTCAGAAAGTAGATTCTTGGACTGGTAAATACAAAGACATGTATCTTTGTGATAACCAAATGCAGTTACTCACTGCCATGGAAGACTTTGAATACACCAAATGGTTAGACCCTGATGGTGTTCCATCTTATGTCAAAGATAGAGTAGGTCGCGGAGTGACTTAAAACCTGCCCTGGTCGGGATAACCCCAAGAGTTTCTTGCTTCTCTAAAGAGCAAGTGGCGTGCATGTACCCTCAAAGACAGGTTGCTAAAACCTGTCTTTTTTTGTATAATAGAAATGTATAGAGTAAAATTATGAAGAGAGCACTTATTACTGGAGGTGCTGGTTTTATTGCCCACCATCTGATTTCTCAAATTCTTTTGAATACTGATTGGGAAATTGTAACTTTAGATAGACTTGACTTTAGTGGTAATCTTAATAGACTTCAGGATGTCTTAAAAGATTTTAGTCCTGCTGATAAATCTAGGGTTAAGATTGTATTTCATGATTTGAAAGCAGCAGTGAATCCATTGATTGCTGCTGACATTGGTAATGTAGATTATATTCTTCATCTTGCTGCTGGTTCACATGTTGATCGTAGTATTGATTATCCAATGGAATTTGTTCTGGATAATGTAGTAGGTACTTGTAATATTCTTGACTATGCACGCACTTTAAATAATCTTGAGAGATTTGTTTATTTTAGTACAGATGAAGTCTTTGGACCTGCTCCAGATGGAATCTTATATGAAGAGAATGATAGATATAATTCTACCAACCCATATAGTGCTTCTAAAGCAGGTGGTGAGGAACTAGCAGTTGCTTTCCATAATACCTATGGAGTCCCTGTCTATATCACACATACTATGAATGTGTTTGGACAACGCCAACATCCAGAGAAGTACATTCCAATGTGCATCAAAAGAGCAAGGGATGGTGAGACAGTGACTATTCATAGTGATCCAACCAAGAAGATTCCTGGTTCAAGACATTACATCCATGCTGAAGATGTAGCAGATGCCCTTCTCTTCTTGCTTGATCAACCTCCTGTTGAAGAATTTAATTGGGGTGGTGCTAAGTGTCCTAAATTCAATATTGTAGGGGCAGAGGAACTTAATAATCTTGAGTTGGCACAGATTATTGCTGATGTTCAAGGCAAAGAACTTAAGTATGAATTGATTGACTTTCATTCTGCTAGACCAGGACATGATCTTAGATATGCTCTGTCAGGTGAAAAGATGAAACAAATGGGATGGCAACCTAAGAATATTCGTGAAAGAATCAAAGAAGTGGTCACATGGACTCTTGAAAATGAAAGGTGGATTCAGTTCTAAATAGATGCAGTCTTATAAATTGAGAAAATGGCAGCTAGAGGACAAGCAGCAAAGTCTGTAAGTGGGGCAGCAATGTCCAAGTATGATGTAGAAGTTGAAGCAAGATTGAGAGCACTGGAAGCCAAAGTAGCAGAACTCAGTGCTAAGTGTGATGCAAGAGCAGCTGCTCCTGCATCAGGTGGTGACTCAACAAAAACTGAGTTGCTTTGGAAAATTGTGAATGCTATGGAACCAAACTTTGACCATCTTGTCAAAAAATTTGGTGGTTGATATAATTACAGTATAGATTAAATTTACTATGGCACAGTATGTAAAGAAGGCGTTAGTTCTTGGCGCTGGTGGATTTATTGGAAGTCACATGGTCAAGAGACTGCGTGAAGAGGGTTACTGGGTGAGGGGTGTTGATACCAAATACCCTGAGTTTGGTGATTCTGCAGCAAATGAATTTGTGCAAGGAGATCTCACAGACAAGAGATTTGTAGAGAGAGTTTTAGAATATAAGGGTGATAGAGGTAACTTCTATTACCCTGTTCCATCAAGATACATTGAACCATTTGATGAGATCTATCAGTTTGCCGCTGATATGGGTGGAGCAGGCTTTGTCTTTTCTGGTGAGAATGATGCTGACATCATGCATAATTCTGTGACAATCAATCTCAATGTGCTTGAGTCACAGAAACAGATGAATGAAGATAAAGGTAAGAATGATACTAAAATTTTCTATTCAAGTTCTGCCTGTGCATATCCAGAGTTTAATCAATTAGATCCTAATAATCCCAACTGTAGTGAAGAATCAGCGTATCCAGCACAACCAGACTCTGAATATGGATGGGAGAAGCTTTTCTCAGAGCGTCTATACTTTGCTTACAATCGTAATCATTCTATTCCTGTTAGGGTTGCCCGTTATCATAATATTTTTGGACCAGAGGGAACCTGGGATGGAGGAAGAGAGAAAGCACCAGCAGCAATCTGTAGAAAAGTTGCAGCACTTCCAAGAGAAGGTGGCGCTATTGAAGTGTGGGGAGATGGAGAGCAAACTAGATCCTTCCTGTTTGTTGATGAATGTGTAGAGGCAACCAGAAGATTGATGGATTCTGACTTCATGGGACCTGTAAATATTGGTTCTGAAGAGATGGTAACAATTAATCAATTGGTTGATATTGCTGCTGAGGTTGCAGAAAAAAAGGTCACTAAGATTCATATTGATGGTCCTCTGGGTGTTAGAGGACGTAATTCTGATAATGATTTGATTAGGGAGAAGTTGAATTGGGAATATGAAATGACACTTAAAGAAGGTATTCGTTACACATATTATTGGATTAATGAGCAACTTAAATCAAAAACCTCACATAACTTGTAATGACTGTTGGATTTAATTATCTTGGCAAACTGGGACAACTGGGCAATCAGATGTTTCAGTATGCTGCCACTCTTGGCATTTCTAGAAAACTAGGAGTGCCTTTTAGTATTCCTAATCATCAAGAAGTATTTGATGATGGCATTGGGAATAAATTAAGAATTGAATTATTTGATTGCTTTGATATCAAACCAGACAATGTTGGGTTTATCAACTCACAGAATATCATACAAGAAAAGGGGTTTGAATTTAATAGTTACATTTTTGCAGCAGACAGAAGACAAAATTTCTCTCTGTATGGATTCTTTCAGACAGACAAATATTTTCAGCACTGTGAAGATGAGGTAAGAAAGCAATTCAAATTCAAAAAAAGAATTGTTGATGAGTGCAATGAAATTATAGGTGATTGTTTTGAACAACCTATTGCATTACATATTCGTAGAGGTGACTTCTTAATTAATTCTGCTAATCATTTCAATCAGTCATTGGAATATTATGAGAAAGCATTAAGCAAGTTTGATGCCAATAGGCAAGTGGTTATTTTCAGTGATGACCCTGCCTGGTGTATGAAGCAAGAACTATTTGATGCTGATAGGTTCCTTGTATCTGAAGCAGCAGGACCATATCATGACCTTTATTTGATGACTCAGTGTGATGATTGTATCATTGCTAACTCATCATTCTCTTGGTGGGGTGCTTGGTTACAAACCAATCCATATCAAAAGGTCATTGCACCAAAGAGATGGTTTGGTCCTAACAATGCACACTTAAATACTAAAGATCTTTATTGTAGAGGGTGGGAAATAGTATGAGTTCCAAGAAAATGTCTATTGCTATCCCTACCTGGGGATCATATGGTAGGGGTGATGAGTTTATTGATGATCTGTTGAGAACCATTGAGATACAATCATTTAAAAACTTTGAGGTTTGTATCTCTGATCATAGTAAAGATGATATGGTCCTGAATGCTGTTGATAAGTTCAAGGATAAATTTAAAATTAAGTATCTCAAGAATAAGAAAGACTATGGTAATGGTCCTGCCAATACTAATAAGGCAATTAGTATGTGTAAGGGTGACATTATCAAAGTAATGTTTCAAGATGACTTCTTCTATGATGATGAGGCACTAGAAAAGATCTATACTGAATTCAGTAATAGTGATAAAATGTGGTTGGTGAATGGATGTAATCATACACAAGATGATGGACACTCTTTCTATTGGGAGATGAATCCACAATGGAATGATAGACTTCTAGAAGGTGTTAATACTATTAGTTCTCCTTCAGTATTGTCATTTAGGAATGGAATCAAAAATAAATTTGATGAGACCTTGGTTTACTTCATGGACTGTGAGTTTTACTATGGTATGAATCATAAGTATGGTCAACCTATTTTTCTAAATGATGTTCTGATTTCAAATAGAGTTGGTGACTTCTCAGTTACTACAAATGTATCTCATAAAAACAGAGATTATTATGTAGAGAAAGAGACAAAATATTGTAAGGAAAAGTATGATCTTATCAGCGTATAAAGATCCCTTTGATCATTGGATTATTGATGACTTCTACGAGAAAGAGAAGGCACAAAAAATATCAGAAAGTTTTCCATCTTATGATGGAGACATATGGTTTGGTTATAATAATCCAATAGAAAATAAAAAGGCTTGCCAAGATTGGGGTAAATTTCCTCCAGAGATTTATCAAACACTTCAAGACTTATGCTCTTATGATTTTATTGAATCAGTTAAGTCAACAACTGGCATTTTTAAATTGTATCCAGACTATGGATTGCATGGTGGTGGTCTCCACATGCATGGTAGAGGTGGTAATTTAAACATTCATAAAGATTACTCTATACATCCTAAACTCAAATTGCAGAGAAAACTAAATCTTATAGTTTATATGTCTGAAAATTGGGATCCTGATTGGGGTGGTGGTCTAGAGTTTTGGTCAAACAATCCTGATACTAATAGACCAAAAGAATTAATTAAAACAATTGAACCTAAATTCAACAGGGCAATTTTATTTGATACCACACAAAATTCTTGGCATGGGTTACCCAAACCACTGACCTGCCCATCTGACAAACATAGAAAAAGTTTAGCAGTTTATTATCTCACTGATGTAGATGACACTACAGAGAAGAGATATAGGGCACTATTTGTTCCAACAAATGAACAATTAAATGATAGTGAGATAGTTGAATTCTGTAAGGAGAGATCAAAGTGAAAATAGCAGTAGTAACAGCATCAATTGGAACCAATGAATTAATTAAACCATTACCATTTGAGGGAGTTGACTATCACGCTTTTGTAGATAACTCTCCTGCAAATGGTTGGACAGTTCATCCAGTTTTGCCATTCTCTTCAGACCCTACCTATAAGAATAGAAGAAATGCAAAGGTTTATAAGATTTTACCTTTTGCTTTTCTTCCAGATTATGATTACTTTTTTTGGGTAGATTCAACACATAGATTGGAAACTAATCCCCTTGAGGTCATTGATAAATATCTGAGCAACACTGATGTTGCTGTATTCAAGCATCCTAGTCAGAACTGTGTATATGATGAAGGAAAGGAAGTTATAAGAATCAATTTTGATCATGCAAACTTAGTTGAAGAACAACTTGATTTTTACAGACACATGTGCTACCCTGAGCACAATGGACTGTATGAATTGCCAGTCAGAGTACAGAGAAATACACCATTAACTCAGAGAATGGGTTGGATGTGGTGGGAGCAAATTTGTATGTTCTCTTCAAGAGACCAAATTAGTTTCCCATTTGTATGTCATCAATTAGGTATCAAACCTAGCATCCTTCCTGGAAGGGCAAATACGATCAGAGGTAATACAGTAATGCCTCAATTAGTCTATTCAAATCATAGTAGAACATCATGAACATCTTAGAACAGATTGCAGCAAAGGCACAGAGGGGTGACACAGGAATGTCCCTTCACTATGGGTTTCTGTATTCTTGTATTGTAGGTATGGAGACTAAGAATGTATTTGAATTTGGTAGTGGGTTTTCAACCCATGTCATTCTTCATGCATTAGAAAAAACTGGTGGCACACTGACTAGTTGTGATGTAACAAACTACAGTGACAATCCTAATATTACTGACTTTACAAAAGCAAGTAAAAGATGGAATTTTTATCATGGTAATAGTAATGAACTATTTGCTGATGATGTAGAGTTTCAACAATATGATGTGATTCTCCATGATGGGTCACACATTGGCAGTGAAGTTTTAGTTGATTTAAACAACATCTACCCCTATCTAAAGCATGATGGTATTCTGATTACTCATGATACAAGACATCATACTTTAGGTGATGGTATGATGGGAGCTGCTGTAGAGTTTGCTAAGGATAAGGACCTTGAGATGTGTACTCTGCCTTATGGATATGGTCTTACATTCTTCAGAAACAAAGGTAATGTTGATAATGCAGTTAACTTGACTTGGAGGAAGCGTTCATGAAGGCATTATTTTGTGAGCACCCTAATAAACCATTGAGGGGTGGTTATTGTTCTTACTACAGTGAAATTTATCATGCCTTGAAAGAAGTCATGGACATTGATCATAAAAACTTTGTTCCTACAAGAACTAGTGAGTTTAATGGATATGATATTGTATTCTTGGGGTTTGGTCATACAGATTGTAGTGAAGGTAAACCTGCATCATTAATAAGAGATAGTGATGTTCTTTTGTTCCCTATCTTGAATAAAGAATATACAGGACTTAAAAATAAACTGGATTGGATTAGAGAAATGAATCCAACTGCTGGTCTTACAGTTCATCATGATACTGAAGTATATGAAGAATATACAGGTGTCCCCTTTCATAGAATCATGTGGTCAGCAAGTGAACTACAGTTCAGAAACTATGGTGGAGATTACAAACATGATCTTTTCTTCTCAGGTGTAACCAGACCTGAGCAATTTGAAAATCTAAGAGAAAGAGTCCTATCACAATTAGATAGACTTAATGGTGAACTTGGCAACTTTATCAATGCAAGATCACATAGAAACAACTATGCTGGAACAATGTTTAGTGATGATGAGTATGCTAGACATCTATCAGATTCAAAATTATGCCTTGTAACAACTGGTCCTGCTGATTTAGTTGGAACTAGATTCTTTGAAATCTATGCTGCTGGTAGAAGTTTGATTCTATGTAATAGATTAAACTTTGAAGTTTATGAAGACATTGCTGTTGATGGTGTTAATTGTGCCATGTTCTCCTCAGAGGATGAGTTCTATGAAAAAGCACAGTTCTATCTTGATAATGAAGAAGAGAGAATGAAAATTGTAAACAATGCTCAAAATCTCTTTATGAAAAAGTTTACTTGGCAAAGTAGAGCAAAAGAAATCAAAGAAGTTATTGAAAGTTATCAATGAAAGTATCATCTATTATTTTAGCTAGAGGTGGTTCAAAAGGAATTCCTAACAAGAATATCAGGGATTTTTGTGGTAAACCATTAATTTCATGGACAATTGAACAATGCATTGACTCTGGAATTAGTAAAGATGATATTTTCGTTAGTTCTGATTCTCATGAAATTTTGGACATTGGACATCAATATGGTGTAGGTTCTATTCTTAGAACACCTGATGTTTCTGATGATAATGCATCCTCTGAACTTTCTTGGATTTACTCTATAGATTATCTAAAGAAGATGGGGTTGACTTATGATTGGATTTTTGCTCCTCAAGTAACCTCACCAATGAGAGAATCAACTGACATTAAGAATGGTTTGTTGATGGCAAAGAGTGGGGTATGGGATTCCTTATTTGCAGCTACAGAAACTGATCAGTGTTCTTTGTGGAAAAGGAAAAAAAATGGATACCCATATGGATTAGAAAGTATTGGGTATGATTATAAAAATAGAAAAAGGCGACAAGATAATGATATCCAATACATTGAAAATGGATCATTCTATTTGTTCAAACCAGGTTTAATTAAAAAGTATAACAATAGGATGTATGGAAAAATTGGAATTGTTCCAATGGATAGATGGAAATCTTTTGAGATAGATTCTATTGATGATTTTAAGTTATGCTCTTTAGTAATGAAAGAGTATATGTTGAAAAAATAATAGTATTATAGTATAATTTAAAAGTTAGGTGTAGGTTTATGCAAAATGTTTATGTAATTGCTGAAATTGGAATCAATCACAATGGTTCTGAAAATCATGCTAGAAAATTGATTGATCAAGCACATCGTTCTGGTTGTCATGCTGTAAAATTCCAAAAAAGAAATCCTGATCTTTGTGTCCCTGAGGATCAAAAGAATAAGATTAGAGAAACACCTTGGGGTGAGATGACTTATCTTGAATACAAATGGAAAATTGAATTTAGTGTGGAGCAATATCAAAACTTGCGTGACTATACAAAGATGTTGGGGATGGATTTTATTGTCTCCTGTTGGGATGAACAGAGTGTTGATGACATTGAACTAAATGTTGAAGTTGACTATCATAAAGTAGCATCAGCACTTGCAACTGATATTTCTTTCCTGAAAAAACTTGCTGCAACAGGAAAACCCACTATCTTATCAACAGGTATGTGTACTCCTGAACAGGTTGATGCTGCTGTAGTAGCATTGGGTGATAGTCTTAAGTATATTCTTGCTTGCACTAGCACATATCCTTCTATTATTGAAGAGTTAAATCTTAATTATATTAAGACTCTTCAGAAAAAGTATCCTAATATTAAAGCAGGATTTTCAAATCATTATAGTGGTTTTGATGCTAGTCTTGCTGCAGCTGCTCTTGGATCGCAGTGCATTGAATTTCATATCACTGATAGTAGAACACAATTTGGCACAGATCAAGCAGCATCCATTGAGAATAGTAAGGAACTTGTAAGACAAATTAATATTGTTTCCAGAATGCTTGGAGATGGTGTGAAAAAGGTGTATGATAGTGAAATCCCCATCATGAAAAAACTCAGGAATAATGGATAGAAAAATCTATTGCTTTGATATTGATGGCACCATATGCACCAATACTTGGGGAAAGTATGAACAAGCTGAACCTATGGTACATAGAATCATTCAGGTCAATAAACTGTTTGATGAAGGTCACTACATAATATACATGACTGCTAGGGGTGCCAGTAAATGGGATCCCAGTTTTGGTGTTAGTAGTTCTGATATTGATGTTGAATATAATAATATGTTCAACTTTACAGAAAACCAATTGAAAGGTTGGGGATGTAAGTATCAAGAACTAAGACTTGGCAAACCTAATGCTGATTACTACGTAGATGACAGAGCTGTAACTGATGGACACTTCTTTAGTTAAGTTTGTTCCAAAAGTATGGGGGTATGAAAAGTGGATTGCTAACAATGAAGAATATTGTGGTAAGTTGCTTTTTATTATTAAAGGTAAAATGTCCTCATGGCATTTTCACAAATTAAAAAGAGAAACCTTTTACATACAATCAGGATCAATTAAATTATTATACTCTCAAGGAGATTCTATTGAGGACTCAGAGAGTATAATTTTGTCACGTGGTGATAAGGTTGATTTGCCAAGAGGCACAAGACATAGACTCATTGCTTTAGAGGATACTGAGTTGTTTGAATTTTCTACTCAGCATTTTGATGATGACTCACATAGATTAATTTTTGGAGGATAGATGGAAGTTACTATTTTGGGAAGAGGTGAATCTCTCAAAAAACTTGATAAATTTGAATCTGATTGTACTGATGTAATTTTGATTAATGAGTGGTGGCAATCGCCTAGAAACCCATGCGAATATTACAAAGTGCCTGAAGTTTCTAAGTTCATTACTGGAAAAGATCTTACACTTATTTGTACACCTTGCATTGGAGATTTGTCATCTTTAATTAGAGGTATTGAGACAGACCATAATGTTAAGAACAAATATAATACAGTCTTTCCTCCTGGTTCTGGTACAGATAGAGATTGTCCTGCTCAAGGTAATTTTAGTTGCTTCCCTTCAGAGTGTGTAGAGGACTACAAATATGCTCATCTGAGTGGTAAACTCAAGCAGGGGGATAGTTATCCAGGTGTATGGCCACATGGATGTGTTAGAGGTTCTCTAGCATGGGGTATTATGCTTGCCATCAACTACTATAATGCAGACAAGGTAAATATCTTTGGTCTTGATTTTTATGAAAAAGAATATTTGGTCCCACAGAAACATGACTATGAGGTTGAAAAGAAGCAATGTCAGTCAATCAAGGACGATTACACACGATTATTTAAATTCTATAACAAAGTAGAATTCTCAATATACACCTTATCATCTTATAATCCTGATATAGAAAATGTCAAAATCTTTTGAATCTGTAAAAAAATATCTCCCATACTTTTTTGATGTAACTACAAATTACTACTATAGAAACCCTGAAAATAGGGATAAAATTCTCTCTGGTGGTAATGAGATGAGACCATCAGTAAAGGAAGGTAAATATAAAGTCTTTACCTTTGCTGATAGGCATAGGGAAAGAGAAGTTAATATGAAAGCATTCAAGGAGAAGATTGAGAAGTATCCTATCATTGATGAAGTAAAAGTATTCAATCTATCTGATGTTGATCCAGACTATATCAAACAACATCAATCATTGTTTGATGACAATCGCATCTTTCCTTGGGCAGCAAAGGCATACTTGATGCATAAAGGTCTTCAGGAGTGTGATGATGGTGATGTCATCTTTTGGATTGATAGTGATATAAAAGATTTAAAAGAAGATGGTGTAGAGAATCTTTATAATCTTGCCAACAATTCAGAGAAAGGAATAGTAGGATTTCATAGTGAGTTCTGGTTAGAAAGACTGTTCACTAAGAATGATTTGTATGAACACTTCAACATTACTGATTCACTATATTGGGACACCAATCAAGCATATGGTGGTATCTTCTTAGTGAAAAAGAATGATTATACAGTTAAGTTTTTCCAAGAATTATTTGACACATGGAGTATAATTAGATTGATGGACTATTCTCCATCAACTGGTAAAGAGAGTGTTCATTTCATCAAACATCAGAATGATCAGTCTATACTGTCTCTGATGTTCAAGATATATAATATCAAGACATTCCCTCTTCCCCTGTATGATTGTCATAAGACAAATATCATAGCACTACACAGTGGATATTTTGAAGAAGGTGTGGTTCTTCCACTGGTCTGGGAATCTTGTTGGCACAATGTCACATATAAACAAATGTGGGACAATTGTAATATGAAATTTAATAAGATGGTTTCTCCAGTTGAATGTCTTTCAATGTCAACAGATAACTATGAATTATGATTAGAAGTATTGTAACTGGTGGATGTGGATTTATTGGAACTCATCTTGTTAATAGATTAGTTGACTTAGGACATGAAGTTATTGTGTTGGATAGAGTTCATCACCATAATCCAAATCCTAAAGCAACATATTATCTTGTTGACTTGATTGAAAACTACACAAAGTATGTTCATCTTTTTGATAGTGTGAACAATGTATTTCACATGGCAGCAGAGGTTGCTATCTCATATTGTGTTGAGAAACCCAATGAGAGTATGGCAAACAATATGTTGTCAACTATGAATGTATTGGAGTGTTGTAGAATTCATAATGTAGATAGGGCTGTGTTCTCATCCACATGTGCTGTGTATGGCAATACAATGTTCAATCCCAATTATGAAACAAACTCTGTTGATTGCCTGAATACTTATTCAATCTCAAAGTATTCTGGTGAAATGTTGTTTAAAATGTACTATAAACTTTATGGTCTTAAGACAGTTGTCTTCAGATACTTTAATGTATATGGTGAGGGACAACATCAGTCAGGACAATACGCTCCTGTTATGTCTATCTTCAAGAGACAGAAAGAAAACAAAGAGCCACTCACAATCGTAGAACCTGGATATCAAACAAGAGACTTTGTTCATGTATCTGATGTGGTATATGCCAACATTCTTGCTTCCCAAAGAGAACTTGAAACTTATGGTGAAGTTTTCAATGTTGGAACTGGTGAAGGCACTGAAATCCAAACTATTGCTGATTTAGTTTCTGATTATCAAATTAAAATTCCTGCTAGACAGGGTGAGGTCATGCACTCCAGAGCAAATATTGATAAGGTTCAAGAAACTCTTGGGTGGAAGTGGAGTATTAAAGTTGTTGATTGGATTAAGAAAAATTTAAAATGAAAAAAATTACTATTAACCTTTCATTTTACAATCAGAGTGATATTCTGATTGAACAAGTTGAATCTTGGAAAGCATGGAGGAAAGAAATAAGAGACCAATATTCTTTCTGTATCATTGATGATGGCAGTAAAGTTCCTGCTACAGAAGTTCTTAAAGATGAAGATCTTTCTGAACTTGATCTTTCTATCCTAAGGGTCAAGGAAGATATTAAATGGAACATAGCAGGGGTTAGAAACCTCTCTGCACAGGAGTGTGAGACTGAATGGATGATGATCCTGGATATGGATTGTTTTGTCCCACAGGAGACTGCTGAGGGTATGCTGCAACTTGCAAATCTTGGTGGACATAATGCATACAAATTCACACGCAGAACTAAAAATCCAAATCACCCTAAGCATGGTGATCCTCATCCTGCCATCTGTATTATTCGTAAAGAAGACTATTGGAACATTGGTGGGTGTGAAGAAGATCTTGTGGGACAGTATGGATATACTGATCCATCATTCTGGTGGAGATCACAAGGTAAAATTAACATCATGATTACTCAACTCCCTCTTGATTATATTGATGAGGCAGAGGTGATTGATAATGAAAAGTTCAATCATCCAAATAGAAATCTTTTTGAAGAGAGAAAGAGAACTGGTAAGTGGTCAACTGACTTTATTAGATTTGAATGGGAGAAAGTTTACTGATGGATAAAAATAAAGCAGCATACAAATTGCAAGGCACTGCTCCCATTTATTGCATCAATCTTGATGGACAACCAGAAAGATGGCAATACATGCAGGACCAGTATAAGTATTGGGAAATCAATAACTATGAAAGAATCTCTGCCTTTGATGGTAGAGATGATGACTTAGGACATATTCTTAAAGGAAGATATCCTGATTTCATGACTCCTGGTGAAGTTGGTTGTACCACTTCACACCTTAAAGCTATTAAAAAGTTTTATGAGGAGACAGATGAACCATATGCAATTATGATGGAAGATGATTGTTGTTTGGACACAGTAAAGTATTGGAACTTTACATGGAAAGACGTCACAGCAAAATTGCCCTATGATTGGGATGTCGTTCAGATTGCTATTATCAGTACAGGAGATATCTTTACTAAAATCCACAAGAGATTTGTGAATGAATTTTCTACTGCTTGCTATCTGATTACTAGACATCATGCGAAGAAACTTATCAATCTGCATTGCAGAGGTGACAAGTTTAAACTAGATAATGGAGTCAGACCAAGGCCAGTAGCAGATGATCTTATCTATAATTCAGGCAACACCTATGCTGTTCCTCTTCTTCTTTATCGCATTGAACTGGGTTCCAGTATCCACCCTGAGCACATTGACGCATTCCACAAAGGGAACTATGATGCTCAAATGAACTACTGGGCACAGACTGGTGCTCAGCAGTCCATCCAGGAGATTATGGACTATGACCCATATCTGGGTAGAGTCGCAGAGTCTTCAGGTAATAAGGGGTGATTACCCAACACACTTGACAGACCTCCATAATTCTGCTAGTATAAATACTTAACCTTTTGTCTTTCAGTAATTAAAGTAATAAAAGGATACAAACAGAACCTTGTCGAGGTTCTTTTCATCTGTGGGTAACCATTCCACAAGTAAAAATTACGAGGTAAATTCTAATGATCAAATCTGTTCTCGCTACAATTGCTGCTGCTCCCCTGTTTGCTGGTGCTGCTATTGCAGGACCCTACGTTAACGTAGAAACCAATGCAGGTTGGGTAGGTGATGATTATTCTGGTGCCACCACTGACCTTCACGTAGGTTATGAAGGCAATCTGGGTGATTCTGCTTCATACTATGTCCAGGCAGGTCCTGCGATTGTAGCAGTTGATGGCGAAGAGTCTGATACCCAATTCTCTGGCAAGGCTGGTCTTGGACTGCCTGTTAGTGATAACCTGGGAGTATATGGTGAAGTTTCCTTCCTGACTGCTGATGATGAAGATGACTTTGGTCTGGGTGGCAAACTGGGTGTGAAGTACAACTTCTGATCTGATAGAAAATCAATATCTAGATGCTATACTGGGGTGCGACGGCACCCCTTTTTTTATGAAAAAAATTCTGCTTTCCCCAGTTACCCATATCAATTTGATGTTAGTGGGTATTTTAGTTTTTATTGGAGTGCTTCATGAACATACTCATCATGCCATAGAGGTAGATGTGCATGGGTATGTCAAGCAATACTGTAGACAAAACCCTGATACTTGTAAGTCCATGTCCTCAGATTGAAATCTTAAGAAAATATGTCTTGACAAAACTTTAGAAATGATATATAGTATGTAAAGAATCATTACATTAGGTAAATGACTGTAACATCAAATGACCTTGGACAACAAAATCTGTGGGCCAAGGAACCACGCATGTATATTGACCAAACCGCTGCTGAGCGCTATGGATATGAAACCCATGCTGAGAAGGCAGAAAAACTGAATGGTCGTACTGCAATGGTCGGTTTTATTTGTGGCATTGCCTCATATGCCTTGACTGGCAACTTTTTCTTTGGTATTCTTTGAGGATACAGCACTTATCTAATGATTGAACTCTTGACGCAAACTGAGTTTGCCTGGGCTGCTAATCACACCATTGCTGAATTCCTTGCAGGATACATCTTTGGAGCAGCACTTATTATTGGAGCACCTGGGGTATTCTTCTTCATTGCTTTTATGCCTGCACTACAACGCACCAAAGGAGCAATGGTTGGGTATAGTGATCACAAAACATATGGTGATTCCTCTACCTATGAAAATACACCAAGTTCAAAACTAGACTATTCAAAAGCACTTTTAAAAACATCTATTCAAGGGTAAAAACAATGAACGAAAAAGCAGAACGCATTAATGGTTGGGCAGCTATGCTTGGTGTAGTTGCAGCAATGGGATCATATGCAGTATCAGGTCAAATCATTCCTGGTATCTGGTGATGGGATTCATAGCAGTAGCATTGCTGTTGCTTATTCCTATTGGTGCAGCAGTTAGAGACTCATGACTTACGACTGGACACTGTTACAAACATTGGTGTTTATCATCACACCATACTTCCTTATGCTTGCTCTTGCTAGCAAAGATGAAGATGATGATGGATCAGATGGTGGATTAATGACACCAGCATTTCAAGGATCAGGGACCTAATTAGGTCCCTTTTTTTCTAAATATTATTAGCTGCTTTCTTAAAATGCCAGATGAAGTAAAGGATGTTAAGGAAGAGGGAACAAAAAAGAAAGGTATATTTTCTAAATTAAAGGAGGCAACAGATGATAAGGAAGAACAACTTGCAATTTTGTCTACTTTTGTCCGCCTTGGTATTCTTATCTGGTCTGGGGGAATACTCACGTTGGCGTATATCAAACTTCCACCAGCACTTGGTATTCCAGAACAAAAACTAGATCCAACTTTCATCGCCAGTGTCTTCACCGGAGTTTTAGCCACATTTGGTGTTCAAACTGCTAAGAAAGGTGCTAATGGTGCTGCTGGTGGTGGTGTAACTAAAGAACAAATGGAAAGATTAATTGAAAAGGCAGCACAAACTGCACCTGCACAAACAATTAGAATTGAACAAGGACCTGTTAAGATTAGTACAGAAGAATCTTACAAGATGTGATGTCTTGAAAGGCACATAGACAAATTCACAGACTTATGTATAATGAATACATATAGTCAAGCAGGTACAAATTACTAATCTAATGGCACATAGATTTGAGGAGATCAAACCATCCCACCCTGTCTCTAAGGAGGAAGTTGAGGTTATGATTGCTGCTGCTATCAGGCAACACAATCATAATGCGTCTATTATTAGCATGATTCTAGGAACTATTGTCCTTGCCTTATTTCTTGATGGTCTTCTTAGACTGTTAGGAATAGTGCCACCATTCATGGGCATTGACATTGACATTATCAAAAGCATTGTTGAGAGGATAAGATGAAGGTTGGACTCATTGGTTTAGGTAGGATGGGTGAAGGAATGTCTCGTCGCATGATGGCAGATGAGATTCAAGTCTGGGGTTATAGAAGAAATTATGAAAAGGCAGAGGAAGCATTTGAAAATGGTTATGTAGATGGTGTAACTACATCAATTGAATATCTTTGTCAGGAAGTTAAGCGTGATGGTCCAGGCATTTTTATGATGGTTGTACCAGCAGAAAACGTTGAGGATACTATTGATGAACTTCTACAATACTGTGGAGAAGGTGATATTATTATTGATCATGGCAATAGCAATTTTAAAGATACAAGGAGAAGGGCACAAAGACTTAGCAAACTGGGCATCCAGTATATTGACTGTGGCACTTCTGGTGGTGTGTATGGTCTTGAGCGTGGATATTGTCTTATGGTTGGTGGTACAAATACAGCAGTATCTGTCTGTGCCCCCATTTTCAGGGCATTGGCACCTGGCATTGCCTCTGCAACCCGCACTGATCCATTGACTCATGCATCGTCTGCTGAATATGGTTGGTTGCATTGTGGTGAATCAGGTGCAGGTCATTTTGTAAAGATGGTACATAATGGAATTGAATATGGCATCATGCAAGCATACGCTGAGGGATTCAATATCCTTAATTCAGCAGATTTAGGAAAGAATTATGTTGGACAAGGAGACGCAGAAGTTGCTCCCATGGCAGACCCAGAAAATTATTGCTATGACATTGATGTTGCTGAAGTGGCTGAGTTATGGCGCAGGGGTAGTGTCGTTGGCAGTTGGTTACTTGATCTTACTGCGAGTGTCCTACGGAGTGATCCTAAACTGGATAAGTTCTCTGGAGGAGTATCAGATTCTGGTGAGGGTAGGTGGACTGTCAGCAGCGCTGTTGATCTTGGTGTTCCCACCCCTGTTATTAGTTCTGCTTTGTATGAGCGCTTTAACTCAAGAGGACTAGGAAATTTTGGTAGTCGTATTTTAAATGGTATGAGATATATGTTTGGAGGTCACAATGTTAGGTGAAGTTCTTCTTTGGATATCAATTCCTTTTGTATTAATCACCCTTTGTTTTGGTTTCATCAAAGGTGAAAATGTCTATTATGAATCAGATGCCTATGATGGTAATGGGACAGCACACCCTGTCTTATTTGAAGAGACCACCTGTAAAAGGAGGGAATTAGCAGATGGATCAAGAAGAAATCAAGCATAGATATGGATTTGCAATGTGCGCCTTTTCCAGAATGTATGGACCAAGGGCAGTTATTGGATCATTAGATATCCATAAATTTTGCCACAAATGGGCAGAGTCTAGTGAACCAACACCTACTGGAACTTTGGTAGATGTCAACTTCTATTTTAAGGACAGGTGGGATGTCTGGGGAAGATAAGGAAGAATCCACGGTTGCTCCCCAAGAAGTGTTACAATCTAGATGGTGTAGGAGTGCTGTATGTGGTTCTGATCCATTCATACCAGACTCTGAATTTACAGGAGATGACTGTGAGTTAACCTGCGATATAAAAGGAGAACCAGAATGATACTATTTGTTCGCCACTGGATGGAATCACTACCAGCATTGGGTTTTTTAGCATACATTCTAATAGTTGTTCCTATCATAGGAATGGACCTAGTTCATAAATATGGTTGGGAGCACTGGGAACCATTTGGAAAGAAAGACAAATGAAACCTCTTATATTACTTGCTTGTTTTCTCCCAATTGGAATTATCTGGATTGTTATGAAGCTAAGTCTATGGATTTCAGCAATCAATGATGAACAAAGATATGTCAGAGCAGAATCCAAAAAACCACACGGACCATATGTGGAAAACCCATATGCAGACGTTGACGAGGATGAAGAGGAGTTTACAAGTCGCACAGATTATAGATGATGCTCTCTATCAGTATTATGTTGTTGAACTTGGTCAAGAAGTTCCAAACTGGAGATATATAAAAGACCAAGACTGGTGGTTAGAATACTTAGACTCTTTAGGAATTGATAGAAGAAACCCATGAGCGCTTTGTTTGTTTTCAGTTTTATATCATTACTTTGTTACATACTTCATATTACCTGGCCTTTGAAATATAGGGGATGAAATTAGAAGAAGCATGTTACTCACTCAAACTTGAATGTGCTCTAAGAGAGTTGGGGTTTGTTGAGATTGGTTGGAAGACCATTGCTCATGCAGGCATCTATTTTGTAGAACCAATTGGATTAAGACCTGATTGTGGTCCAGAGGATGACACCTTAGGTTTTGTGATGGGTGAGCATATATATGAACAGAATCCTGGTGGTGTTCATTTTATGTTTATGTCTGCAAAAGAAGCATTTGATTCAGCACTCAACCTATGAATTTATTTTTACGTCCTCTTGAAAATCACAATGATCCAGTATGGTCTGTCATTGTCATGATTGCCATACTTTTGTGTGCTACACTATACATAATTGTCTATATATTAGGCATTGATGAGAGGGAAGCACATGGGAGCCATGACGCCACCCAGCAGGAAGAGTTGCTACAACTTCAGAGTAGTGGAGATTAATCGTGTACTTGATGGTGATACTATTGATGTCACAATTGATCTTGGGTTTGACCTATACAAGAAAGAAAGAGTTAGAGTTGCAGGAGTTGATACGCCAGAAAAAAGAACCAGAGACCTTGAAGAAAAGGAGTTAGGTAAAGATGCAACCAACTGGCTCAAAGGAAAGTTGGAGGGTGCTATATCTGGTGATGATGAGTTGTCTGTTAGGACTGAACTTGTTGGTGGGGTTGGGAAATATGGGCGTCTTCTTGGCTGGTTATATATTGGCGACGCAGAATTGTCCCTCAATGAGCAAATGATTATAGAGGGATATGCTTGGGAATATGATGGAGGAACCAAGCAAAAAGACTTTGAACAATTAAGAGAAATTAGAAGACAACACGGTACATTAGTATGAATCCAATTAGAGAAAAAATGATTGCTGCACTGATCCAACATGCTAAGGGTCAGATTGCTAAACATAAAATGAATGTAGAAGTTTATCTCAACAATCCTGTTGGGATTGGTGAGCATCCAGATGTGATGGAAGCCATTGAAAAAGAATTAGGTCAAATGGCACATTATCATGATCAACTAGAAGTCATAGAGAGGTACATCCAATGAGATTTTTATTTGCTTTACTTGCTACTCTTCTTTTTGCTGCTCCAACTTGGGCAGTAGATATCACTATGGGATCAAATGGTAACTTGATTTTTGACCCATCTGATGTTACAATTGATGCAGGTGACACTATCCATTTCGTTAATGGTATGTTACCTCCTCACAATATTATTGTAGAGGGTCGTGCTGATCTTTCTAGAGAAGCACTTATGTTTAATCCTGGTGAGTCACAAGACATCAAATTTGCTGATGCTGGTGACTATGACTTTTTCTGTGGTCCTCATCAAGGCGCAGGAATGGTTGGCACAATTCACGTAAAATAACTAGAAATGACCTATTCTATTACACTCAAAACACCTGATGGCACTCACACTATTGATTGCCCTGATGACCAATACATTTTAGATGAGGCAGAAGCACAAGGTATTGACATGCCATATTCATGTCGTGCTGGTGCCTGTTCTTCTTGTGCAGGAAAGGTAGTTTCTGGTACAATTGACCAGTCAGATCAATCTTTCCTGGATGATGACCAGATTGCAGAAGGTTTTGCACTTCTTTGTGTCAGTTATCCAACCTCAGATTGTGTAATTGAAACAGAAAAAGAAGAGGAACTTTACTGATGACCAATCCCAATGCTCTTTATGAAGACATGGAAAAACTTAATGCTCTTTATGAAGAGCTTTGTTGGGACCATGATGATGAATTAGTTTTCACACATGATGGAACTGAAGTAATCATCTATAACAAAACAAAAGACAAAGCTAAGAAAAAATAAAACCTACTATATACATTATTATAGTAGTTTAAATCATGCAGAAAATTGTTAATGTCATCTCAATTTTTTCTGGTGTTGTGTCTATCACATTGGTAGGTGCAACAGGTTATGTTTATTTGAATAGAGCAGCAATTATTGAAGGTGCAAAAGCAAATATCATCAAAGCTGCCACTCAGGGAGTTGCTGATGCACTTCCAGGTATTGTTGATTCATCAATGCCTGAACTTCCTGCGTCAACTGGTGGAATTAGTGGATTAGGTGGTTCTGCTATCCCCTTCAAAAAATGAATAAAGCAATCAAGTATGGTGCCATAGGTGTTCTAAGCATTGTTGGCATAGCACACATAGGTTTATTGGGATATGTCATCAGGAGACCTGCTGATACCATAGCCACTGTGCCTACAATCAATATTCCAAGAGGTCCATATTCATCTTACAAAATCAAAGCAGGTAAGGATGGATATGAAATTGAATATCGCTCTGATGATCCAAAAGTATTACAGTCTGAAAGATCACTTGATTTAGATAAGGAAAGAAGAGGTGTTTTTGGTGGTGGTAGAGAGCAAAGAACAGAATACAGACGTGATCAATACACTAGAGAAGGCACCAGAAATATAGGAGGTGCAATTGATGATGAGGGAAAGTTAAGTGCCAAAAACGTAGAGTGCATAGTGGCGGACGCTGGAGCACAGTCACAAGGTGCAATGGCAGGAACTAGTATTGCTGCTGGTGTCCTTGTCCCTGCAGTATCAAACATCCCATATGTTGGATGGTTAGCATCTGGTTGGGCATTATTACTTGGACAAAATCTTGGTTCTGCAGCAGGTTCTACTGTAAATTCTATGATTAGTGATTGTTAATGCCAATTCCTGATATTAGATTGAACAATCTTAGGATTGGTGATGTTGATATACCTGAAATGCCCAGATGGTTAACAACAGATCCACCACAAGCAATACCAATCTACCCTCCTGTTACTTCTCAGATAGGAATTCCTATTGTGAATATTCCTGGGTGTGTTACTGCACATAAGGATAGTAATGAGAATACGAGTCTCAGAGATGAGGATGATAAAGGAACAATGACTCTGTGTGATGCAGGGACACCTACATATAATGCTTTAGATTATGATGCAAATAAATTAGATATCACTCAAGAGGCACCACCTCCACCACCAATTAAAGCACCACCAAAACCTGAAGCACCTGAGGCACCACCAGCACCAGCAGTTCCAAAGACAGAAGCACCATTACCTGAGTGTCCTACCAGGGCACAGCAATTAAAAGACCCTGTAGGAAAAATCCTAGAGGGTAATAGAAAAATTATTAGATATGAAACAGTCGGAAAAGAATGTATCCCTGTGTTTGAGAAGTTATCAATTCCTGATCAAATTGTACAAAACATACCTTCAGCTGGTACGATAACAACTACCGCCTCAATTGCTGTGGTAGCGACAAGTTCTGCGTTGCTTGCAAAGCCTCTTGCTGACCTTCTGTTAAAGGTTGTGAAACCGACTGTGAAGAAGGTAATGAAGAAGATTGCAACCTTACGGGGTAAGAAGATCCCGGTACAATCGTCTGCTGAGAGGATTGCTGAGCAGCGTCAGAGGAATCAGGCTGTGAAGGCACTGCGCTCTGTTCGCCCACTGAAGAAATAGGTGGAATAGAGTGAGTGTGTTGTTGAATCACATTTACATTCTGAACTATGATATCAGAACAAATAGCAGCATAACGACTTCTGGGGTGAAATTGAATTCCTGCCTTCATCAATTCTCCACAATTCTTAAGACGAGCTAGCTCAAAGTCTAAGCGCTTATTGGCAAGCATTTGACCTTGTAAAGCAATCTGAGTATCTGCTGCTGCTTTACAACGTTCTTGTAATCCACCATCAAGGGGTAGAGACAGTGTGGCAGAGAGACCAACACTGGTGCTATAGTTTCTGGTCATACCAGTCCTTACTGGTTTCTGCCAGAGTTGACTTCCTGGATTATCAGGAACACCATCACCTTGCATTTCCATGACAGTGATTGTCATGTCAGCACCATCTTCATATGCTCTTACAGTTTCACCCTCTGCATTCGTATAGGTTCTATCATCATAATGTGATTCCCAAGGCCAGTTCTTAACGTTCTTTTGAACTTCTACTAATCTTCCTTCAAAATCTCTGTTGTCATACTGAGGTTCCATGTAGAAGGTTTCAAATGGATCCTTATCATTACGTGCATGAGTAATGTATGGGGTAAAGTTAGCAGTGGGACCTTGACAACTGATCCCACCCCCATATGCGTTGGTTATGTACGGTCCCTGTAAAACTTGAATTGCCTGATTAGTGACTGAACCAGAACTATTTGCAATTGGGTTTGCTGTTGCTGATACACCACCAACATCAGCAGCATTTACAGGTGAAGCAATAGTTAGTGCTGCTATTGCGTGAAGATACTTGTAGTATCTGTTACGCTTGTAACCTCTGTCACTCTTTGAATTACAGTTTGATTTGTCACCCCTGGACCCTGGTAGGTTGTGGTGAATTGAAATGCTGCTCCTGGATTTGTAATTGTAAAGTTTGAATTGTTCAAGTTCAATCCACTTGCTGAACTTGTCACTGTTCCTTCTATACCTCCTAATGGGGTTGTTGTCACATTGTTTGTGACTGTTGGAGGTAAAAGTGATGCTCCATTGTTGGATACATTTGTCCCAGATACTGTGTATTGCCATCCTGTTGCATAGTCTATAGAGTTAATCGTTTCAGTCTGTTTTGATGTTGTCTCTGTGTGGCTTGTCATGGAGCCCTGTGTAAAATTTGGTACTACTGGAACTGCCATTGCTGGAGATCCCACTAGTAAGGTCAGTAGAAACAAATGTTTCATGATGTACCTCAATCTATAACAGTGATCTCCGACACAAATTGGCCAACAGCAGTAGAACCAGCTCCACCAGCTGTAATTGAAATAGCACCAGTGGTAGAAATTGAACCTGCTAAATCACCAGCAGAACCAGCAGCATGAGAAGTCTGACTGGAGAAGTTGCCAACAGCACCTACAGCAGCTGCTGAAGTTGGTACTGCATCACCTTGCAAATAAGAAGAACTAAAGGAGAATGCTTCTCCAGCAGTTTTTTGAGTAGCAGAAATTGTACCAGGAGCCATAACACCACTAGTGATGGTTCCTGCAGAAATAGTTCCTGCTGTAGTTCCATCAGTTGTGTTCACATTAGATCCAGATACACTGTATTGAGAACCCAGTCTAGTCGCAGTGGTTCTTGCGGAATCTACAGTCAATTGGACACTTGAACTCATTTTATGGACCAGACCTCCTGCATTAGCAGGTGCTGCCATCAAAAGCATAATTAAAGGAATAAACCTTTTCATATTTTTTTGAGGAGGATACCGTGCGTGTATTTAGCAATTTATATTTGTAACTTGTTGAACATAAATAACCTTTATATTCTACTCATGCAATCCATTGAACAAAGAAGTATCAGACTTATCCTTCTCAAGGGTTGAGTGCCCCAGATGTGGGGCGATATGGTTAAATGGACAACACTTTTGGAACACAGGACAAAAAGGTGATGAAGAAACCTTAAGCAATCTTGTGTGTGGATTGAAAGACTTTCATGATTGTCTCAATCCAAGTCATAAAAGAGGTCATATATATGGTGAGAAGGATACCTGGGAAAAAAGATCAGGTAGACTTGAAAAAATATCAAAGGAATTAGATGATGCCGAGGGGACAGATTACTCGATATGAAATTCAATCAAAACTTTTTAAAATTAAAGATGAACTGAGGGAAGAGAATGCTCCCTCTGAATATAAGTTCCTTGCAGACCAATACCTAAATAAGATATTAGACTACGTTGAGCAGTTTAGGTACTGATGAATCTATACACCAGGGCAAGAAAGCATATTGACATGTCTCGTGTTAAAGAAATACGCGAGCAGAATAAAGAAAAAAAATTATTGCAAGAATATAATAAAAGAAAAGAACTTACTGCGCTTAGAGATAAACACAGTCCAGAATACTCTAATTGGAGAGGTAATGTTACTGAGGGTATGA